TGTAAGATGATGCAGCTCTTTCTCTTCTATCTATAACATCTTGAGATATTGGAGTACCATATTCGTTTTGTATTGCTTCTGCAACAACATCTGGGTCTGCACCTCTACCTACTAATTCTTTATATAGTTCTGTATCTTGTGCAAGAGTAGAGTTACCAAAGTAACCTTCACCTAAGTTTACTTTATTACCTTTTGCAATTTCTCTAATAGCTTTACCTGCAAGTGTTGGTCCTGTTTCTTTTTGTACATTCTTTACTTCTGTATAGAAATCAGGATTTATTAATGCTGCTGCTGTACCTATACCAGAAAAAAACAATAAAGGGTTTTGTTGTTTCTTGTTATAGTATCTCATACCAGCAGTGCCATATCTTTTGATAAACTGACTAGCAGACTCCAAACCAACAAATGTACCTCGTATTGCACCTCGTCCAGCAGCTTTTATACTTTCCCACCAACTTCTTTCTTTATTAAGATACTCATTAATTATTGGTGTAAACTCTGGAGACTCAGCAGCAAGACCAATCATAGCTGCACCTACTTGTACATCAGGTGGTAAGAACCCATACTTTTGTGCAATAGCTGCAGTATTTTGTGCTATTTGATTTTGTGAAAAATAATTTCTTAATTCTTGTGCTTGTTTTTTTCTAGCTTCAGCAAATTGACTACCTAAGAAGTCTTCGTATGGAGATGTAAAATTCCATTCCCATGCCATGTTGTCTCCTTAAAATCCGTCATCCATCAATGCTAAAATGTCTGGACTCGGTAAGACGGCATACATTTGTCGCAATATAAAATTTCTATCCATCTGCATATCATTACCAAATTGATTTAAGTTGTTTGCTGTAACAGGTTCAAAAGGTCTTTCTGTTGGTCTATTTAGAGGTTGTGCATCTACTCTTGGTGGACCTGCTGGTGCAGGTGCTAATTCATCTGCAGCTTGTGTAAATAATTCTGCAGACTTTCTTTGTTCTTCTAGTTCTTTACCTTCACCATAAGATGTAGATAAATATTTTCTACCTCGTGTCATTCATATCTCCATATTCAAAATCTTCTGGAACAATTAAAATATCTATTCTTCCTACGTTAGGAATGTAAGCAACAGTCAATATATCTATAATCCAGTCTGATTTAACAAACTCTTCACTAGGTGTATACAAAGGTTTTGAGTCTTCATCCCACATAGGTTGTTCGTCTACTGTATAGTTTGCTGCAATTATTTGTGCAAACTTGTGATTTAAATCATCCACCTAAACCTCCTAACAATGCACCAATATTTGGTGGACCTTGTTGTGGTGCTGCTTGACCTTGTGATGCTTGTAATATTGCTTGTTCTTCAGGACTTGGTTCTTCTCCTTGAGCTGTAAAATATTTATCAAGAATATTGCCCATGCTCTTTGGATTGTTATATATTTCAACAACAGCCATCATTGCACCTTTATCACCTTGTTGTGATTGTTGTAATAACATTTGGAATAATATCTCTTCTGTTCTTTGTTTAGTAATTCTTTCATTAATTTGTGTTAAGTTTTCTAAACCATCCATTTCTTGTTGCATAGTTTCTCTATCTATAATTCCAGCTTGTAATAACTGTAAACCTGTAATAATTTTATTTGGTGCATCAAAAGATGCCATAGCACCATATTTTCTTCTTGTTACATAATTTTTGTCAATATCAGTTGCAGGTGTATAGTTTTCTGAAAAAGATGCACCTTTGTATGTACCACTAATAGGTTTTCTTTTTCTTGTAAATAAAACCTCGTCCATCTCTAATCTCTTAGAATCTACTTCTTGTAAAGCATTTTCTAATATAGTGTGGTATTCAGAAACCATAGCTCCAACACCAGCTTCTAATTCTTCTAAACCTCTACCAGTTACAAAAGAGTTTGGTGATATAGAGTCATCTTGGACAGGATATCCAGCCACGACTCTTAGTTGTCTTTCAAGTCTTCCTACCGATTCAAATAATTGATATGGTAGGTTATTAACTGGCTTGATAACTTGGCTACCTGGAGAAAGATAGTTAATACTATTTCTTCCTTTTCGGTACTGTCCTGACTCTAATTCACCAATAATGTTTGTTTCTGTAAATACAGCATCCTCCATAGCTATGACAGATAAAATATTTATCTTTGCCATAGATGCCATAAGACCGACAACTTGGTCAAACTGTCCTTGTAACTTATCAAATGAAAATCTTTTTGCAATTACAAATGCTGGACCTTGTTTCAGTGGGTTAGGTACAAAGTCTACAATCTTGCGTGATGCAGGATGTAATATGTATGTACCTTCTATATTCATGTACTCAAGGATTACTTCACCATTTTCGTCCATGTTTTCCCATGAGCCATCATTTGAATACTGATTATAAGTAATGTTGTAATATTGTTCTTGTTGTTCTTTGTTATCAGCTTCGAAATATGCTTTTAGCTCTGGATACATTTGTATTAAGTTCTTTACAGGAACTTTTTGTATAATTGCAAGTTCTTGTGGTTCTTGCATATTTCCATAATATCCAGGAAAACAATCGTAAGGATTGCGTAATTCTGCACATGGGTACATGTTTCCATTTGCATCTGGCTTAGAAGTTATAACCCAAACTGCAAATCCGTAACCTGGTAACCATCTAGCTACTTGAGGCATCTGTAAATCTAATCTTTGCATCTTATCAAAAGATGTAATAATTCTTTCTAACTTATCTTTTTTAGATTTATTCCTTTGACTATCTCTTGCATTTGTAATATGCACATCTAATGTAGGTACTTTACCTATTTTTTGTGCAAGTCTATCTAAAGCAGACAGCATTAAGTTTGGTGCAGGAAGTGTATAAGAATCTAATTGGTCCATACCTGAACCTAATAAATCTTTTATACCTTGTTCCCCACCATTTAAAATACTTCTAAATCTTGCTCTATCTATAAGTGCATCATCATGCATCTTCTTTAGATAAATTGCTCTGTCTAAAATCTGGTCAGGTGTCAATTTAACTCCATGGTATATCATCTAAGTCTAACATATTATAACCTTCATAACTTGGAGTGTAGTCCAAACCCATCTCTGCATATGTTAATTTTTGTAAGTTCCTAATAACTTTCATAGGAAACCAACTTGCCATAACTATATCACTTTTGTAAGAGTTTTTATTGCCTTTTGATGCAAAATATGCAAGTTGTTTTGTGTACGCTATTGATTTACTTTGTGCTTCTGGTGACATAAAAGGTAACTTAATTGCTTTCTCAGTAAACATAGGAGCTAGTGATGTGACACCAAATCTTTCATCCCATTTATTTTTATGTGTTTCGTGTCCTTCTAACTTAATACCATTCATGTTTGCAAACTTTTTAGTTGTTTCATCTTGTCTAATAGCTTTTTGAAAACCATTCTCTTCAATAACCCAGTGATAACATCCGTACATATCAAACCATTTCTTAATTAAGTTTCTAGCTTCTTCTAGTCCACCACCTTGTTGATTCTCCATATCGACCATTTGTAGCTCTATTGAGTCTGCATATGTATCTACAGCCCATAAAAATCCTGCTTGATAACCTGTAGCTGCTGGGTCAAGACCTGCTACTAAATAAGAAGATTGTGGTACTTGACCTATATCTAAATTGACATCATAACATTCTTTTATAATATCTGGATTGAACAATGCAATGCCTTGTGATTGTGCTTTATTTAGATAAACCATCTCAAATCTACCTAGTCCACCAGTTGTTTGTGCATCACGTTTTCTGTTCATCAACCATTTAAAACTTCTTTTATCTCCCCATAACATACAATCTTTATGCTCATCTTCCTCAAACTCAGCTATTGTACACATAGAATCATGTGCTTCTTCTACTATTGTTTCCCATGCTTCGTTTTCTAATAATGCAGAATATAAATCATCTGAATGTTGTCTTGAACCTATTACAACAATAGCTGTATGTTCCTCTTTTCTTGAACCTAGTGTTGTTGTCCACCAGTTTTTTGTATTCTTTCTTGATGCAGGTTGCATTGTAGATGAGAAGTCTTCTATATCATCTGCAATAATTATGTCACAGTCTCTTGATAGAATCTTACCACCTCTACCTATACCTACCATTGTAGGTGATTTAATACCAGAAACTGTTCTAGTAGATACAGTAAAACCATTTTGTGACCATGACTTACCTGTTCTTGTTGCTGGTTTAAAATTACCACCTGGTCCACAAAAATCTTCTTTTAGTGCTTCATTGTTTTCTAATGTATCTATTACAGATGACACAGCATTTTTAGATATATCTTCGTTACCACCTACCCATAATATTCTTATATTAGGATTTCTACATATCAACCAAACTACAAAGTGTATAAGTAGTTCTGTTTTACCATGTCTAGGTGGACTAAGTATCATTTGTTGTCCACCATTAAGTAATGCTTTGTTGATTGACTTTATCCAATTATTGTGAAACTTTGCTGTTTCAAAAGGTACACCTAGTTCTGTAAGAAAGTATCTATCTCTAAAATTTTTAAAATCATCTAATGATTGTTTTGCATCATCTGATACTTCCCAGTTTTCTGCTTGTATATCTTTTTCTAAATCTTCTCTATATGCAGCTAACATTCTTGCTACATGTCCTGTTGTACAACTAAGTGCATCTGCAACATCTTGTCTTGTAAGTTCTTCTGCTATTAGTTCAGAAGCATAACCCTCGTTTCTAAACTTGTCATACAATGCTCCTCTTCTTATAGTTGCAGCTTTTGGTTTATTAATTTCTTTTACAGGAATTTCGTATGTCTCGCCTTTTTCTTTTGCTCTATGTATGCGTTGAGATATTCTTTTGTAGCATCTATCACTACAATATTTTGTTTTATTTTCAGGTAAAGTGTTATCGCAGTCAGGTGCAATACAAATTATATTCTTTACCATTTTGTCTTGTTAGCCCAATATGCTGCAGACATTTTACCTTTTTTAATATTCTTAGCATGTCGAGCCTTAAATGATTTTCTCCTAGCTTTGTCTTTTGCTGACTTTGGATTTTTACCAGCACCAGATACACCTTGTTGTCCAAACCTTATAAGTTTGATTTTGCTACCTTCTTTTGCTAATACAGCATGAGATTTAGTAGGGTGTTTAGGAGTACGCTTCGGTTTGTTGTAACCAGAAAATCTTTCTCCTCTATATGTAATAGCCATTATTTTTTCCTTATCTTTTTTATTTTGCCATTTTTAGTTCTAGCAAACTTATGTGTCTTAGTTTCTCTAATAAGAGTTCCATAGTATCTCTTACCCTTCCACATCCAACTTACAGTTTTAGCCATCAATCATCACCTGCCCAGTTAGGATTACCTGCATAATCTTTATCGGATTCTTCCATTATTTTTTCTTTCTTTTTTTTACAGCCCTTGATTTCTGTACAGCTTTCAAATCTATGTATCGACCTTCTTTATAAGCCTTAGAGGTTCTTTTTATCTCTGCAGCAACAGATGCCCTAGATTTCTTTTTATTATCAAGATATTTTTTAGGTACACCTTTTTCATAAGGTACTTTACGTTTACTTTTTTTTCTTTTTGGCACTGCCTTTACCTTTACGCTTTATGTCATTATCTTGAGAATGACCACCCCTAATAAAGGAATTAACTCTGCCCATAGCCCAAGCAGCCATGGAAGCTGACTTACTACCTGATGATAAATAAGCTCCTTGTCCTCTTCTGTATACTTGTGCGAGTTGTCCATATGTATATTTTGAATTAGCTGCTTTTTTTTGTAAAGTAGCTTTAGTCTTTGCGTTAATTGGTTTTCGTTTTGGTTTTTTCTTCGCCATTAAATTTCTCCAAGTTCTCGTTATAGTCCATAACAAATTTTTCTATCAAAGCATCTACTTTAGATACATTAGGTTTCTTATTTATTATAAGACTTCCACACGCATCAGATAACTCTATAGCCCAGTCTTTTAAATCACTAGGCGTACGAAAAATGTTTGGACCTCCTTTTATATTAGGCATTTCCTAATACATCCTTCCCATTTTTTTCTTCTTTTTTTTGCCTTTATGTTTTGGCATAGTTGCTCCTATTTTAGATAATCTATACATCCTAGATTAACACAAACTATTTTTTTATTGCGTTTATCTTTAGGTCTGTTACAACTGCCACATTTGTCAACCATTTTCATATTTTACTAGATAAAATGATAGAGAGGGGTAAGTCTAGGATTTCCTCCTTTACCTAGACTAAGACGGCAGAAATGCCGTCAACCCCTTGTAACACATCTTCTACCATTCCGTAATCTAAGTGCAGCTCGTTGACCACCCCAGTATCTAGCACTGTGCTTATTGGAACTATTAAGTTGCGTGAAAAAAATTTTTTGTTTTCTACATCAACAAGTTTTTCTGTTTCTAACCATTTAAGAATATAAGGATTTATATCTTTTGGCTGCCAGTAAAGGACTCTCGTGGTGGGGAAAATCCAGTAGAAAAGAAAATCAGAAAATGTTTTCATTGCTGCACCTATGGTGACTTTTCCGTCCTCATGTTGTATGTATACTTCAAAAGCTACATTATCTGTATCATATGCTTTTGTGTCTGTCTTTACCTCTACATATCTAGTATTTAGGTGTCCGTCAACTACAAACAAATCAGAACCTTTCATCTGTTCTTCCATAAGTGCATCTCGTGCTACATATTGTTTGTTTTGACTATGATAAAAGTTCTTGATAAGTTTTTCACCTATCTGACCAATATCATTCTGTTCTTTGAAATTGTACATCTTTCTCCTTTGTAACTTGATTTAAAAAATTATAGCACTATAGTGAATTTAACAAATAGTTTTTTACAACTACAGAGTTACAGGTAAGAGCTATCGGACGGCAAAAAGCTGACTGCATCTACCAGATGGAATGGGATTACCACAAAGTCAGTACCCAAGGACTCTCGAAACGAGAAAACTCAATTTTTTTTATGTGCGTAGCATATATGTCCGCTACTGCCTGAAACGACCCCCTACAATCGTACTGTAAAAATAAGTCTTTTAGACTTCATTTTTTACTGTAAGTATGTTAAAATACTACATTAGGTAGTTAGTAACTTATAGGATTGTTTCTACATCTGTAACCTGTAACTTACTCTAGCGATAGAGTTTATAACAACTTATAGGATTACTAGCTACCTTTTTTTATGTAGCTAAAATTACCAGTAATTTATTGACTACTTACATAATACCATACCCCCTAGTGCCGATTAACACTCGCCGTGCACACCAGCAGTTTGCTTTACATTATGTGTACACCAACGTTTTCTGCACTACGCACATTGAGTGCTTCGTGGACTTAAATAACACTATATATAGTATGTATGTAGTTCTTTGTCGTATTTTGCCTAGCCTTTGCATTAAAACGATACAAACTCTCCAGACTGTTCACGCAAATTACCCCTACTAAAAATAGAACTGTGAACTCCCTTCCCTTCCCCCGACCACCACCCCTCCTTGCTTATCTGCAATTAGTACAGCATAAAGTTTCGTGAATAAAAATCGTAGTGCTGTACAAGTAAAGAGTTCCTTTTTTCGTTCTAGCATACTTTTCGGAAGTAGTAAAATTTATTCTGCAATATGCTGGGCTCTCCCTTATAAATATTTAAGCCTTTCTTTACTTCGTAAATTCATTGCAAATATTTCCACTCAAGCTACGCAATAAAGAGTACATAACAAATTTGACAACTTAAAAAAGCATACTCGCTCATTTTTTGTAACTCTTTTATATTTTGTGTAGAAGTGTTACTTAGTATTGTCATATAGAAAAGGAGAATAAAATGACTGATACATGGGTAAAACAACCCAAAGTCTATTCAGGTGGTGCATTTCTTAATACACCATTTATAGGCGTAAAATCTATCGATAATAAAACAGGTAAATACATTTACTTCATTGGACAATCCAATGACAAAGGTATTCCAATCGATAGTACCTTACAACAAATCCCAAGTGGTAGTTACAAAGCTATCATGCAATTTCAGGATATATTGAGCGAGTGCCCAACAATCCTAAAGAAAGGTGAGTTCAAGCTAACTAAACAAGGTAGATTACCTAAAGCGTTACTTGACGCACTTGGTAAAGATACCATTGCAAAAGCTACCAAGAACAAAGTTCGTACTCTCGCACTATGCGAAGAAGAGATGAAGTCTTGGAGTAGTAAGGGTAAAAGTACAGCTAAGAAAACATATCGTAGATAGTACATAGTGCGAACGCCGAGCTAACGCTCGGCGTAAGTGCTACGCACTTAGAAAGGAATTATATGCAAATTACATTTGAAGTAATCGCACCCACATTAGATAATAAGTTGGTATCACACATACAAACTTATTCGGGTACGCTTAAAGAAATCAATGATAAAGTAGAGCATTTATCTGCTACACCCAACGTATATTATGAGCCAATCAAAATCATGTACAAGGGTATTGCAGTAGACTGCAACTACATGAATATCGTAGATACATTACAACTGCTAGACATATTCCCCGATATGACTAAATAGCAACTAGGTTAGTGGTGGGTAGTGATACGCCCACCATTAGCCATATAAAAAATTTTAAACCAGTCGCCCCACTTCGTGCCCCGACACCCCACCCACATTACATTGCCCCGACCAAAGGTCGCCCCAATACCCCACCCTTCCACCATAACAAGAATAAACTTACCATAGCCTGATACCCCAACGCTTACCATAGCCTGATACCTCAACTCCTATTTATTATTATGCAAGGCAAACAGAAAAAAAATATTCCTATTATCCAATGCATAAATATATGCATCAAAGAAATAAGAAAATGTCAAGTCATTCTATGTAGAGAAACAAATTGCGAAAATTTCGCAAGTCGCCAAAATTAGTTTGAGATTTTTTCTCGTTGTACATTTTCGCAAGAACAAAGGAGTGATATGAAAAACTACAAGAAGGCTAGTGTACCTCGTGGTAAGAGAATTGCAGTAGCCTATGATAAAAAGAGAGATGCAGTTATTGTCGTAGACAGTTCAATACCAGACCTAAATGGTACAAGGCAACCTATACAAGAGATACCTGATGGAGATAAATTCCTATGGGAGTGTCGTTTCTGTGGTGCTACTACGAAGGTAGGTAGAAAGGTATGCAGTCTATGTAACAAGGATATATCATTGGCTATCAAAGCTATGGACAAGATAGATGAGTACAAACAGCATGTACAAAACTGTGAGTGTTGTAGTTGTGAGCCAGACATCATTATCAAAAAAGATGTCATAGAAGTAGAGTATGATGAGTGTGATTGTATCTGTTCTCATGAGCCATTGATACCTAGTGTAAGAGATGGTAGATGGAAACCTGCACAGAGATGGGATTATGTAGAGGATGAAAAGAACAATGTTTGTTCTGTATGTTTCATTGTGCTACCCTTATCACAAGGTAACAGAAGAAAGTGTGATAGTTGCAGGAAGTCTTAATTAAACGCTACATGTAATACCTAATGTGCCTCCAAAGATATATTGGGTAAGTAAGAAAAAATTATGTGTAGCGTGGTGTTCATGGTTGTAACCAATTTAGCCCTTTGTTCAATCAACTGTGAGCACCACGCTATTCATATAAAAGAAGGAGAGTAATGGATATGCAATGTGATGTCTGCCCTACGGGCAGATATATCAATCTATTGGTAGAAGCATGTGTCAAGAGTTCCGTTTATTACAGAGTTCAATGTACAACATGTGGACACCAGCAAGTAAATCGCAGCAATACTAAGAGAGATGAGAGGAGGTATATGTGAGCGAATTATACGAGCCTAATGAAGAAGAGGCTAAAGACTATGAGGAACGATTGGAAAATGTGTTTGACATGAAAGACCTTGTTACATATTTTCCAGCACCGATAAAGACTATGTTCGGTGGTAACGTTATATTCAGTAATGACAATCAGCTTGAACAAAAACGTTTCAAGTTTAAAGCTAACAATCCTGTCGTGGTGATGGCTATGTTCTGGGAAAGTTTGTGGCAACAGTTTATTATGGATAGCCACCATGCTTTAGTCAATACATTACAAGGTCTTGTAAAAGATATCAAAGATGATGAGAACAATACTGTTCCCACAGAATTGATTGAGAGTTTACTTAAGAAACTTGCGACTAGAAAAGCAAGTGATGAGTTGCTAGAACTCTTTTACAAGATGATGCCTGATGCGATAGCTATTGGTAATCCTGATGTAATCGGCAGAAGTCAAGCAAAGATGGTTGATGATAAAGATATCAAAGGTTATGTTGATGATATGTTGAAAGAAATATTCAATACTGAGGAGGAGTAATGGATAAGCCAGATGATTACTGGATTATTACACCAAGTGGAGATAGGGTACACTCATCTTGGCTTGATGATGTAAAGAAAGAGGAGGAATAATGAAAGATAAATTCCTAGAAAACTATAAGGAATATCTGTTCATGTCTTGTAAAGAATGTTCACAAGATAGACCAGATGGTAAATCCCTTAGAGATTGGCAACGATTACAAATCGGTGTCAATGGAAGTACAATGATTATCTTTTGTGAAAGGTGCGAGGAGATTGTTGCAAAACTGCAACATGATATGGATGTACCTGAAGCATGTGATTGTTGTACAGATGAAGTAATAGAAGGAGGATATAATGAGTGGAAATAACTTCACTCCAAAAAAGATAGGAAAGGAATTTCCTGAAACAAGACAAGGTAAGACTATGAAGTACTTTACTGAAGGTATGGCTAGTCTTCTAAGTGCAAATATAGGAGATGTGTTCTTGATTATACATGAAGAAAACATTGGTAATGCACAACAAGTAATGGCGAAAGGTAACACTTTGAGAAACTCTGCTCGTCTATTTCAGTTGAAATTTGATTCTGATAACCCTGACTTAGAGTTCAAGTATGCTGTAAGACAGTCGGTCAAAGATGGTGGTTATGTAAAGGTGTTCGCCAAGATAATAGAAAGGAACTAATTATGGACTATGACAACAGTTTCAGTCCTGAGGTACAAGAGATGGTTGATAAGGTACAGAACTGTGCTATTACTGTCGCTATTCTCAACTACCTCAACAATGAATCTATTGAGAGAAACTTCAATAGACAGATTAGAGAAGGCTTTCTTGATGTAAGTAAGCCTCCTACAACAGAGGACATAAAGCGATATGGTGCAGAACAATGTAACCAAGTTGCAGATGATAGGTTTCCTGTCATTGTAAAACTAGCTATGCCTCATTATTGGAAGCAAGGTATACCAAGTGAACTTCACTTCAGACTTATGGTAGAAGTCGTTGTGAGAAATCTTGATGGTACTGAGCCTGACAAGAAGTATGCTTCTTTGTTTGTAGATGTTACAAAAGAAGCATTCGGTATGTTGCCTAATATACCAAGCCTAACTTGGTTGAACGAGGTAACAAACACAACTGATGAGTTCTTTAAAGAATGGTCTGAAAAAGACACAGACCAAATGACAAAGGACTTCATTGATGAAATAGAAACAATGCTGAACAATTCAGCAGAAGGAGAGGAAGAATAAAATGACTAAAGAGAGTAGTCAATGTTGGAAAATATTTGATGCTATCATGGGCAACACTCCAAGAGTATTGCTTTATGGTGTACCTGGTACAGGTAAATCGTATCAAGCCAACACAACAAATCTAGAAGGTAGAGAAAGCTTCAATGTTACGCTAACTGAGGACAGCTCAGCTAGTGAGATGATTGGACACTATGTTCTAAATGAAGAAGGTGGTATGTCTTGGATGGACGGAGTAGGTATTCAAGCATGGAAAGATGGTGCTAGACTTGTTATCAACGAGATAGACCATGCAGGTATAGACGTTATGTCTTGTCTACATGCAATCCTTGATGACCCTGAGTTCACAAAGTATACACTACCTAATGTACAGAAAGAAACTGTAAGACCACAGCCTACGTTTCAAGTTGTTGCAACTATGAACGGAGTGCCTGAGGACTTACCACCAGCATTACTTGACAGATTTCCTGTCAAGATACATATTGATACTGTTCACCCAGAGGCAATAAATATGCTCCCTGAGAAACTAAAGTATGTCTATCACGACTACAATAATGGACAGTTCTCTGTTCGTAGATGGATAGCACTAGCTGAGCTAATGGAGAAAGAAGTAGATACTGATATTGCAGTCAAATCTATTTTCCCAGACCAAGCTAATGATATACTAGATGCTCTTGCTGTTGCAGAGTAATGCTGTTCAAGAAAAGAAGTAAAGCATTTGATAAAGATAATCACTTTATCAATCTAGCTTTACAAGATGAAGGAAAGAAAGAAGTCTATGTACATGACTTACTAGATGTACCTAATGTACTAGACAAGAATACTGTTCCTGTTCTTATCAATGCTGATAAACAAATACAACGTAGAGAACGTATGTATGGTTTGATGCAGAACAAACTATTTGGTAAAGCAAGGTACTTGAAAATGTTACCACATGACAAGAAGTTTGCTCTACCTGTTGCTCAAAGGATGTCAGTTCTTTGGCAGTTTGATAGAATAGCGTTTACAGCACGAAGGACATTTCGTAATCTGTATTCAATGAGGCAGGACAATGGTTTGAGAACATCATTGACTTACTCATCATTGAGAGATATAGCTTTCCGTATTGTACATGAGTTCTACAATGAGAGCGACAAGAAAACTATTTGGAAACTACTGAGTAGGACTGTCGGTATGTACAATATTCGTGTAGCTAGAAGTGATTATTACTATGGTATGAACACCGAGTTACCTAAGCACATTGCTAAACACTATATTAACAATGAGCCTATGGAGGAAGGTGTTTACAACTTTGGTGATTATGCTACTGATATTACATATCATTTTGCTATTTACATAGCACAAGCTATTCAACAAGCACAACCTAGTGCAAGTAGAAATCAACTGATGGAGGACTTTAAGTTCATATATATTCATATATTGGCTTATTGTCAGGGTCTTAAATCAGGTGCTAGAGTTCTATCAAGAAAGAGAAACAACAATGTTACTCAACAAAATGTAAAAGATATTGTAATGTATGTAGGTTACAATAACTTTTTGAATTGGCTAGAAACCTCTGTGAACAATGGAGATATACTAGAGTTGCCTATTGGTACACCAATCACTAATTCAAAGATAGAAGCTCTTGATGATGATGAGTTTGATAGTAAATTCTCAATCAATGAGTATGGACGTGTTACTGAGAGAGAGGACAATGATGATTTCAATTTACTCAAGGAAAACAGTATGGTGTTACCTGATTGGGTAGACAGCGACTTAGAGGAAGAAATCATTAAACAAGCTAATGACATGGTAGAGAAACATGTTATCAAAGCTTGGTCGTATGAAGCTCAACATGGTAAAGCAGTACGCAGAAAGTTTGTTCCTACTCGTAGGGATAAAGTTGCAGAGATGAAGTTGCGAAAGCAACTAAGTGATGCAGGTGTCAAACCTAGAGATGTACACAGAATACTTACTGATAAGAAAGTATTTTCTAGAAAGAAAAGAGTTGCAGGTGGCTCTGTAATGATTGACTTTAGTGGCTCTATGGGTTGGTCTGTTGATGAGATTAGAGAGATTATACGCATACTTCCAGCTAGTTCAATAGCTGGTTATGTCGGCTATGATGGTGTTGAACACAATGATGAAATTGTGTCAGGAGATATTCGTATCATTGCTGATAAAGGCAAGTATGATGATAGTGCTATTGATAAGCTACATCAACATGGTGGTAACAATATTGACTTAGCTGCTATTAAGTGGCTAAGCGAACAAGATGAGCCAAGAATATTTGTAAGTGATTTGCAAGTTGTCGGTGTTGATGAATATGGTAATACTGCAAGTGGCTTATCTAAAGAATGCAGGGCAGATATTGTGAGAGCTATTGCTAAACACAATATCATACCTATTGAAAGCTATGATTTGGTAAAGAGATTTGCCGAGAGATATGCTAAGCATGTAGGTTAATCTAGATTAATTTACTAGCTATGTCGCTCTCTTCGTAGCTAGAAGTGGGGTGTAGTAATAAGGGTATTTATTCATTTTACCTTCCTTTTCTACACCCCACATTTTTTTTATTTTTTCTATGCATATGCATATGCATATGGTATGATTAGCGTATGAAAGATACAGAGAATATAGATACGTTGCTTGATAAAGCAACTAAGAATACTAAAGGTGGACATGTATCTTGGTACAAAAGAGTACCTAGTGATGCCCAACCTTTTGTAGATGAATTACAAAACAGGGTTGTAAACGAAGGTGTCAAAGCTAATGCAAGAGTGGTAGCAGACATCTTAGCTAATGAATATGATTTCGTAGTATCGTACTCTAGGGTACGTTCTTGGTTAGCTAAATTGGAACAACAACATGCCGAAAAAAACGGATAAACAACTAGCTAGTCTAATCGCTGAAGCTGAAAGCGATAAGATAAAAGACCTTAAGAACACTAACGAACGATTGCTTAGACAAATAGACAAACTCAAAGACAAGAAAGCAGACTTAATAGAAGCTGTATATCAAGGTGCTCGTGATGGTATGAGCACTCTAACCCTTCCTAAAATATCCAAATCAACAATCCCCAATAAAAAAACTAAGGACACCGAGATTTGTGTGCCGTTGCTCTCAGATATTCAACTAGCAAAGCGAACCCCAGACTATGACAGTAAAATTGCAGAAAAGAGAGTCATTGAGTATGCCAATCGTATAGTCAAATTAACTAAGATTCAAAGACAATCACACAATGTAAACAAATGTGTAGTTCTTGCACTAGGAGATATTGTAGAAGGAGAGCTTATATTTCCAGGGCAGTCACATTTAATTGATAGTTCTTTATATAGACAAGTTACAGTAGATGGTCCAAGAATATTGTATGCATTTTTTACAACTCTATTACAAGAGTTTGATGAAGTAGAGTGTTACTGGGTTATAGGAAATCATGGAGCACTAGGCGGTAGGTCTAGACGTGATTATAATCCTGAAACAAATGCAGACAGAATGTTAGGTAAGATACTTGACACTATGTTTGCAAATGAAAAAAGAATAAAGTTCCATATACCAGAGGGTGTTGACCAACATTGGTATACAGTAGCTGACTTAGGTGTAAAAGCTAAGTTCTTCTGTTTCCATGGTGATAACATTCGTGGAAGTATGGGGCTTCCTTTCTATGGTTACAACAAAAAAATACTTGGGTGGAAAGCATTAGCATCACAAGGTCTAATGGAAAACTTCACCCATGCAGTCTGTGGTCATTACCATACTCCAACATCTTTGTACATCAATGATGTTCGTGTGTGGGTAAATGGCTCAACTGAAAGTTATAACAGTTATGCACAAGAACAACTTGCAAGTATGGGAAGACCTTCACAATTTTGTTTGTTTGTGAAACCTTCCAAAGGAGTTACTGCAGAGTATCTTGTTAACCTAGAGGAATAAAATGGCGAAAGTAAAAGAAACTAATGTCAAAGCTGTTGAGTTTGCAGGGGTTGGTTCAATACCATATCTTGTAATACAACAGAAAGATGGTAAGTATAAACATGTACCTATCAGAACAGGTGTAACAAACCTAAGCGACATTGGTCAAGAAGAAGAATAAATATAACAAAGGAGTAAAAATGGCTTGGCAGGACAACTATGAAATGGTTGAGGATAGGCTCAAAAAGTTTTGGGCAGACTATCCTAATGGAAGAATAGATACACAAGTAGTACACATCACTGATGATGGAACATGTGTAACTATCAAAGCAGAGATATTTACAGGAGAAGAAGGAGAGGTATTTCCTGTTACATCAGGTATAGCTCAAGAAACTAAAGGGCAAGGCGGATTTGCAAATGAAGACGCTTGGGTAGAAAACTGTGAAACATCTGCGATTGGTAGAGCGTTGGCTAATTATAAGTATCAAGGTTCAGGAAAAGCAAGACCTAGTGTTGAAGAAATGAGTAAGGTTAAAAAGGGTAAGCAACCGCCAATGCCAACCAAAAAAGAGGAGAAGGACATTGCTCAGGGGGATGGAAAAAAGGCTACGCCTCCGTCCTCCACTTCTCCTGTACAACAAATAAAGGACGCAGGGTTTGGCAATAGGATTGGAGATAAACACCCAAGCGGTGAACTTGCCATAAGTGCAGATGGTTTGCTTTGTATATGTGGTGGTCTTGTTAAATATGTCAAGGCTCAAGAAAAGAACAAACCTACTAGCCCTGACTTTAGATGTACACTTGCAGCTAAATGTACAGCAGGAGATACAGTAGATGGTAAAGTATTTTCTAAATCATGGTGGATGGATAACAAAGCTACACCAGAGAGTTGGAAAGATTTTGCAGCAGTATCTAATGGTATGAAGTTACCAGATATTAAGACTCTTGATAAAGGTGATGTACCTTTTTAATTAAATCAGCAACAGCCGTGGTAGAAAGGATAACACCCACGGCTTTGCTATAAAATTATTTACTAATTTGTTTTTTAGCGTATTCTTTTACAACTACTAGAGCAGCACCGCCACCTGCAATAGCTGCTAATTGTAAAGCATTAGCATCTACTCCTACAAGTGGGGATATGGTTAAAGCACCAATGAATGCTTCAACAAATGTCCATATGGTTTTCTCTAGCATGTCTTTTAATGAATCACTCATTTTATAACTCCATGCTTCGTTCCAAGGAGTCCACCCCACATCTTT